CTTCCTCAATGTGGATTGCTTCAACTTCAGCCTTGTTGTAGGCGTCTAGCGCCTCCTCCTTGTTCGTTTGCAACGAGAGGTCCGAGAGTAGGAGCTTGTTCTGAATGAACTGGTCAAACTCCGGATTCTCCAGTAGCGGGGTCCAGAAGTCCGCGTCGTTCATGTCCTTCTTCCGGTACTTCTTTTCGCCATAGCCCTCAACTTGGTAGAAGCCTTTGGTTGGCATAGTAATGAAGCCACCCTCGCTAGCCATCTCAAACAAGCCGGACCACGGAAGAACGCCCTCCTTAAAGGACACTGAGATGGGTAGCTTGGACCCTTCCTTTAGACTGCGGCTCTTCTCAATCTTGAGGTTGAACTGGTTGCCGATCTTCTCGCTGCCATCCTTCATCTGCGCCTTGGTGACGAAGATAACAGTGTCGGAAGCGTACATTGGACCGCCACCGCCGCCCATTTCCTGCTTTGGAATGAATCCAATGCTGTTATAGGTGTGGTTGATGCCAAAGAACGGGATCTTCTTCAGGTTGATTGTGGGCGTGATCATGCGGAAGTAGGAGCGCAGTTGCTTTGCTCGCGTCATGTCCGCAGTCGTATTGCCCTCCTCTGCGTCTGTCACCTCTTTCAACGACGCAGTGTTCCCGATGCTGTCAACCAGAACGAAGACGTTGTCCTCCTTGTTCAGTTGCTTGAGCTGCTGGACAGTCTCCTGCTTCAACTCCTCAAGGTTTGTGAATGGGATATGTGCAACGCGCTCAATATCAATACCCACGTTCTGTAGCATCTGACGGCGACTGCCGAACTCGCAGTCCAAAAACAGCACAATGCCATCCTCGTGTTTATCAAGGAATGCCTTTGCTGCAATTAATGCCATTGATGTCTTGAATGTTTTGGACTCGCCTGCAATCATTGTGATGCCAGGCTCAAAGCCACCAAACAAGCTACCCGAGAACGCAGCGTTGAGGATGGGAATCTGCGTCGGGATTATATAATTGCCAGTCAAGTAATCAGCATCAGACAGGCGGGTTGCCTCTTTACTGTTGCTGTTCTTGATGATGCGTTCCATTAGTGATGCCATATTGTATTTGCCTCCTGTGTGTCATCCGAAAAAATCTTCAAGGGATTGCTGCCCGTCAATTTGCCAGCCAACGTGCTTGACAATGTTTTCAATGGGCTTCTTAAATGCACCCTCGAATTGTGCGTGGTAGTCAACGCTGTCATGGAGTCCGAATTCGGGCGGGAGTACACTGTTGAACCCAATGACTGATTCGCGTAGTGGATTGGGGAGTGAAAGCTGGACGAACTTGATTCTGTCGCCGTTCTGTATCCACTGGTATTTATGTGCTAGACCATGCTTTTCAAGCAGGTGGTTATACAGGATTGCAGACTTCGCATGAATCGGCGAGCCCTTCTTGTACAGGTTGCCCGTACCTGAGTGTTCCATGAACTTGTCCACGTCACTAACGCTGCGAGGATATGAGATATCCTCAACGGGCAACTGCATGAACTCCTTTTCCACCGCATCAATGAAGTTCATGAGCTTTGTGTGGTCCTGATCCAGGATCAGCTTAACCGCAGACACGATCTTGTCTCTGCAAAACTCTGGCGTAGAGCTGCGTACTGCCTCAATCCCCATGATCTTCATTTTCGGGTCATCAATGACCACCATGCCCTCGTCGTCAATTACGCGAGCAAGATACCGCTTCTTTGTGATCCATAGGCTGGAGTCTGCAATGATCTCGCGCTCCATGACAATGTCGTTCTGCGGGTTGTTTGCGCGTTTTGCTAACCCATCAAACGCCTCTGCTAGCACGGGCGAGATCTTTTTCTCGCAGAACGCATCAACTTTCTTGCGCTTGGTCTCAATGGGTGCATCGCCCAGCTTCATCTTCTCAATGAAGTCGTTGACTTGGACATAGATACTGTCCGTATCACAGTAGATAACGTCGTCCTCTAGTCCACTACTTTTGAGGAATTCGCGCACCGTGTTCTCGGCGAACATGGTAATGTTCCGACCCGTTGCAGTAATGCCAGAGGCAATAGGATAAGCGTAGTACCTGAAGTGGACATTGCCGCACGCGCCATACAGCGAGTTGAGCGTGACCTTGTACGCCATTTGCAGCGTGTCGTGTAGCTTGGCAGTATCCGGGTCACCGTTCTCTTTGGCTTCCTTGGCTGCCNTCTTTTCCTGCTTACGCAGTGCGAACAGTTTGCGCGTCAACTTGGGCAGGATGCCCTCTTGCGTTGTGCTGAAGCAGGAGTTGTTTGCTGCCATGGTGAAGTTTTCGCCCTCAAGTGTAGCTTCTCCGTTCTTGATGCGCTCAAAGTTCACGTCCTGCGCGGAAGGCGGAGTATAAGGGATGATGGTCTCTGGGCTCATGTTGTAGCCCATAATGACGCTTGGGTACAGGGATGCAACGTCAAAGCTAGCAACCCAGCCCTTAAACCCCGGTTCTGGCGTTTTAACGTATGCGCCTTCTAGTTCATCCTTCTCGTGTGATTGCTGTAGTGGTGCCACCATCCCGTTCTGGTGCAGGTACTTGAAGATCGTTTGATCCCATAGTTTCACTGGACCAAGAGCTTCCTCATAGTTCACGCGAGCCATGTATGCAAGCGTCTGAACCAGGTGCAACAGACCCAGCTTCTCGTCCAGTTGACGCACAAGGTCCGTGTCAACAATGTTGTATTCGACAAAGAGCTGTTGTTGATCGCCAAGATACGTCTCGCGGAATGTATCTCCTTCCAGCTCTAGCTTGCGGCTGNACAGCTCAATCCGTGCAATGTTGTCCAGCTTATAGTTGTCGCGCTGTTTGAACGTATATTTGCGATACAAGTCCAAGTAGTCCAGCTGCGAAACGCCCTGAATCTCAACCTTGCGTTGTTGCTTGCCCATGATGTTGACTTCACGCAAGCGCACCTTGCCCACTGGACTCAGCTTTTTGTATGCGCTCTCGCCAAAGAGTTGCCAGACGCGGGCAACAAGGTATGGCATGTCAAAGAGCTTCGTGTTCCATCCCGTGAGGATGTCGGGTACGTTAGCCTTCCAGTAGGAGAGAAAGCTCGTGAGAAGTTCTGTCTCGCTGGTGCATGAATGCCATACGATCTTGTCCTTCAGCGCCTTTGCTTCGTCAGATTGCAGTGCATCCGCGCTTGCATCAAGCGTGGTCCATACGTGGTATTCGTCAGCGTAGGAGTCATAGATGCTGATGACGTTGAATTCCTCTTGTGGATCAAAGACATCAGGGAATCCTTGCTCTGCTGTCGTCTCGGCGTCTAGGAAAAAGATGCGTAGGTGATTGTTGTCCGGAGTAATTTCCTCGTCTCCGAACAAGTCATTGATAAACTGGGAAGTGAACGGTACGTCGCTGTTGTACAGCTCAAAGCCAGGAATACCCTCGTGGCTCTTAATGAACTGGCGCGTCTCGGTGATTGAGCGCGGCTCTAGTGCCTTAACTGGCTCGCCATAGATGGTGTGGCGCTCTGCTGTGTCCGTCTCGTCTGCTGGTACATATAGCTTGGGACGATACGGAAAATGGCGTGCCTTGCGCTCGCCATTCTTAACGTAACGGAGGTAGATGTGGTCTCCGTCAATGCTTGCGTTAGTGTAGAATACATGGTCGTTCGCCATACATGCTCCCATTGCTGTCCTCGCCACACAGTATAACAAAAATGGGGAGAGCTGTCAACTCTCCCCTAATGTCTGCTATCAGTTCTCCATCATTTCTTCTATTTCATCAATGGAATACCCTTGCTCGATCATTTCATGCTTCAAACGGTAGTCCAAATACTCTGAGAAAAAGAGGACTACAGTAATAGCTAAAAGCATGAAAACAATCAACGCGATGATTTTCACAGTAAAGTCCATGTAATACTTTTCTTCACTGACCATTTCTCACCTTCGTCACTAGCTCTTCGAATTCCTCGTCGTCCCCAATTTCAGTCTCAATGTTGCCCTTGTGAAATGCGCGGATCATGCGGTTGGCGACCTTCTTACTAGAGATGTCATGCTCTTCAACCATCTTTTGTTTGATTTCTTTGAGCAGGTCCATCTCTGCTTGCTTGCGCGTCATTGCCTTGTCTGCTTCTGCCAGTAGTTCTTTCAAAGTAGCCATTATTCGTTCTCCTTCAGTAGTTTAGGATGATGTCGTACATCTTGTGACCGCAGAAATACTTTTCAAAGGTCGCAAGTATTTCTCGATTGATGCATTGTTGCGTGTCGGGTTTGAACATAGCAGCCATTCCCATTTCATCAACAAGATTGACGGTTTTTGGATCGTACCTATCACTGTACATTTCGCAGTAACTGAGCCGGTCAGGTACCACAGGAATTGCACCCATCAGCACTGCTTCGAATGTGCCAATGCCCAGCGTCTCCTGCTTATTGGCGGAAACAACAGCCGAAGACTCCTTCAATACCTCGTGATATTGGTCCTTTGTAAGATTCTCCTCCTGCGGAAATCTCAATTCGACCGAATGTTGTGACCAAATATCCACCCTACAGTCTCTCAGATACTGGTAGTTCTTTTCCTCACTCAGGCGGTGCGGGAAAACAACCATCGGTTTCTTTTGATCCTCAAAAGGACGCTCGCCTCGTTTGAGCTGCCGGATGGCTGTTGCAAACGGCTCCATCAAACGATAGTATTCCATCGGGAAACCGACAACAGCGAGATTATGGATGGGTCCAAACGCACGTTCGATGAGATTCTTATGGAAAACCGTAGCCACGAAGTTCACATCAAACAACCGAAACAGCGCCCGCTCCTCATCACGAGCCCACGAGGTCCGGTTATTCTCCTCAAACGTCCGAGCGATGATATCTGATTCATCGTACGAACCAGCATGCCAGATGCCAAACATCTTAACCGGCGTATTTGTGAGGAGAGACATATAGCGGATCATATGAGCGCACGGGTTCCATGCGTCAGTGACTAGGAAGATGTCGCCCGGTTGGACATCACCGTTGTTGAATAGCTCGGCAATTCTAGCAATCTGCGTGGCTTTGTAGTTCGTAGTGCTCACGAAATTGAGGAACGCAGCGCCCGTATCGGAGGACAGTTCTTCTCCGTCAATGTTTTGCACGTAAAGGTGTTCCCCATTCGTGTAAGCGTATGCTTCAATCTGCTCTGGCAGGTATTTGTACCAGTGTCCAGTGTAGCGTGTTTCCAGCGGTTCAATGTTGACAATATAAACTTGTCTTTCCATTTCACTCCTCCCGTGTCACAGTGACAACAGCGCCATTTTCATCGTCCTCGTGGACAGATACTGTTGCTCTGGGAAGTTCGTACTTCTGAGCGAGTTTGAAGGCTATGTTTTCTGCGATCATTTCGCAGGAATCAGAACCAAACTCCATACCAAGAGTCGAACTATCATAGACGTTGTACAAGAGCCTGATGATATTGTCTTGAACCAAAAAGAACTCTTGCTCTCGATTCATGTCATTCACGGGCATACGCGCGCGAATAATGAACTTGTGTCGATGTCGTTCCTCGAGGAAGCTGACATCGTTGTTGTGGTTGACTGAAGCTTGCGGGTAACAGTGAAAGCCGGGAACTTCGACTTTCACGTCAATTTCAGACGTAGTGTTGTACTTCATGCGAAAAAGTCCTCCAGGTTGGTTGCATCACCATCGCGTTTGACTGCGCTGCTCTTTAGCTTGCGACCGTACATATCGCGCCACTCGCAGTATTCTTTCCAATCGCTGATGTCTTTGAGCAGACGGAGGGGTTGAGTCTTCTTGTCCAAGTAAGAGTCTAACACAGATGCATCGCGAACGCAAGCATCAATTTCACCTGTGAACTCCAAACATGATCCAAACAGGAAGGAGGATATTGCACGGAACCGCCTGTACGTCTCACCGTGTTTGCCGTATTTGGCTTCCCAGTTCTGAGGGATCACGACAGCGTCGTAGACGTCTTGTTCCGTTAGTTCATCATCCCACAAGCCCATGCTCTTAATGGAGTTGAACACGCGGTAGAACTTCTCGTTGAACGTCTGACCAATATGAACAAGCCCGCCGTTCTTGTGGTAGAACGCCATGCTCAAGCCGCTGGTGTGCGTGGTGCTGTCGTAGCTGACTTCCAAGTCATCGCGCACCATGTGCGGGTTGTGATGCAAATAAAGGAATGGAAGCATACGCTTCACGGCACCAACACCCAGAATATGCAACTGATTTTGCAGGCATTTTGGAGTGTCGAGGTTCGAGTAAATCATGAACCTATCAACGTCTTGCAGTGTCCCTGTCCCTAGTGCAGCCGCACCGAGCGAGATGCCACCAATACGTTCATGCCATGAGCTAGGCACTTGTTCCAAAACAAGATTCAGCCAGGTCTGATACGTCTCAAAGTCATTACCGTGGCAGATAACGAGTGGCTTACAACTGGAGCCTTCTTCTTCAAAGACTTCCAACTGCCGACGTAGATTCTTGCCACTTTGGACAGCAGCATCGCGGAAACGATCAGGATCGAACACGCGGTTGTTGACGTCGTTTCTCGTTGAACGATCGCTGAGTAGCTTTACCGGGATCTCGTCAAAGCTCATAGCAATGTCACTCAGGCGCGCTTGCGTGCGATACACCTCTTCCTTTAGTTCAGGAGTGATGGACATGCCGCGTGTGACGATCTGCAAGCCGCCTGAATCAGAATGGAGCTCAAACAGGTCATCATTGTACTGCTCAAACAGACGAGCGCCCATTGCTGCTTCAGTCCATCCGTTGAATAGAAAGGAATACTTGTGTCCATTGCGCCCGTCTAGGCTACGGATAACTGATTTGAGCTTCTGTAATGTTTCGTCGTCCTTTCTGATTTCGTTGGTTGTGAATCGGGTATGGTTAATACCCGACAAGACGAAGTTTAGCTGCATATCTATTTCACCGTATTGAAGAATTCCTGCTTCAGGGATGGATTAGAGCGGAACTCGCCGCCCATGTAGCTGGTAGCAGTAGTGGAGCACGGCTCTTCAACGCCGCGCATCTTCATGCAGAAGTGCTCGGCATCAATATACACTGCCACAGTCGGTGTGTCAAGAACATATTGCAGCGCGTATGCAATCTGCAACGTGAGACGCTCTTGCACCTGAGGGCGGCGGGAGAAGAAGTCCGCGACACGCGCTAACTTACTGAGACCAATGACTTTGTTGCTGGGCAAATATGCAATATGTGCATAACCAGCAATGGGCTGCCAGTGGTGTTCGCATAGGCTCTTGATTTCAATATCCTTCACACAAATGAGCTCATCATAACCAAACTTGTTCTCGACTTCCATACAGTTTGGAAACTCATTGTAATCAAGACCCTTTGCGATCTCTTGATGCCACATCTTTGCGATGCGGTGCGGGGTCTCGGCTAGCGAATCGTCAGTTAAATCAAGCCCTAAATTGTTCATCATCCCGGCAACATGAGATTGCGTGCTATCAATGTTGTCGGGGTTTGTAATTGCTGCATTATTGAAACCGAAAAAGGCAGGCGTTTCTACTCCCTTTTCGACCAGGTGTTTATGTACTTGCCATCCTAGTTTATTGTTTACTTTTGCCATGCGATCTCCTAAAAGAACTGTTCGAGGGTGTCTTCATAATGTCTCCTTACGTTGCCCAGCCATTCCCGAACAAGTTGATTTGCAGGCGAGGACTGTAGTAGAA